CGCACTTGTCCATAATTGGTCAACACCGTATAATAGCAGGTTCCTGCGCAGAAGCGAAATTCAATCAGTTGACCATACCAACATACAAGAGTTTATCATTACTTACACATTGCAGGGCTTTGATTATTCGGCATCAAGTTTACCGACAACCGAAGCATTGGTTGCAACGTTAATCACTAACAACGCACCGCAATTAGAGGATGATACTATCCGAAGCGGAGCGATACCCGAAGCGGTGGCATTGGCAAGCGAATTGGGATATACATTAACAACAGAAACAGGTTATAATCTAATAATACAACAATAAAATGGCAGAGCAAAAAATATCAGAGTTACCAACAGCAACACCTCTTGATGGAAGCGAAAAGTTACCGTTAAACCAAAACGGTGTTACATCATTAACCGATGTAGATGCTATTGTTACTTATACACTTTCAAATGGTGTTAGTGGTACGTTTACCACCGTTGATAACAAGACAGTAACAGTTACCAATGGCTTAATAACAGCAATAGTATAATGGCGAGGTCAGTAGCACAAATCAAGCAACAAATGTTGGATGCGAAGAACGCAGACCCGACATTGTCAACTTTGACCTCAACAAGTCAAACCGCAAAGTGGAACTTATACTACTTCATTGTGGCATCATGTATTGCAGTGTTTGAGCAGTTGCAGGACTTATTCAAGGTTGATTTAGAAGCCATAGCAAGCACCGCAGCACCAAGCACACCGCAATGGACACGTAACAAGGTGTTGAAGTTCCAAACAGGCGATGTTGCCGAGTTGAACACAACTACATTCGTTATCGAATATCCAACGGTGAACGTGGCCAATCAAATCTTAACACGATGCGCAGTAGTAACAGCACCAAACAGAACGGTATTGATTAAGGTTGCAAAGAATGATCCACCAGAACCTGTATCAAGTGGTGAGTTAGCCGAGTTACAAACGTATGTTGAAACATTCAACCCCGCAGGCATAGCGTTTACTTTGATTAATGAGGATAGCGATAAAATGGAAGTGGCAGCAACGATATACTTTAACGGTCAATATTCATCAGTGATAGATGCCAACGTTAAAGCAGCATTGAACGCATACATGGCTAACTTGCCTTTCAATGGCCGTATAACTACGCAAGCGGTTGTTGATGCGATACAAGGTGCAGAGGGCGTTATTACAGCATCATTAACACGTATATTAGTAAGGCGTGATACTGTTGCTTATGGCGCAGGTGTGACATTATTTAACCTATCAACAGGTGTGGATAGTGTCACCTATGATACATATTCGGGTTACGTTGTTGAGGAAACCACTACCAACCACACGTTTGATGATACCTTAACTTACATTGTGCAATGAGTAGCATAATTAATACAGACTCGTTTGCGGTCAACTTCCTGCCACCAAAGAAGCGGTTGCCGATATACAAGGCATGGGTTAAAACACTTGTGAAACCTTTGCAAGTGCTATACAATACCATGTTTGGCACTTTTAAAGATGGCAACACAGCACCGTTATGGGTAACAGCCACAGCGTATGGAGTTGGTGATCAAGTGCAATATGAGGACAAATCGGTGTATGAATGTTGGGTAGCTAACACAGGCGAGTTGCCGACCAACACAGATTATTGGTTTAAAATACAAGATAAATTCGTAGGCATTGAGCCACGATGCAAGTACAACGCACAGCACTTGTTGTTTGAATGGGCATTGAATGAATGGTTTGGTACTACGTTTGTTAATACACCAGGAGCGAGTGATATTTATATTGATATAACAGGAGCCAACACAGGTGCGTTTTTAGTTGGCTACACACCAACAGAAAGCAGTTATGTTGTTTACGATGAACCCGAAGCGAGCGGTTACATTCAAGCGGAAAACCTTACAACGGTTGCAATATCATTCACAATACACGTACCGCTTGCCGTTGCCAACGCATTAACAAATGAACCATTGAACACCGTGCCAAACATAAGCGCAAACAGAGAAAATATAATTAGGCAAATTGCCGATTTGTACACATACGCAGGAATTAATTATAACGTAATAACATACTAATGAAAAAAATAAAAACAACAGACATCAGTGTAGGCAGCGCAATGCCATTAAAATCGGGCAGTTTAGACCATTTACAATCAGCGTATCAAGAGCCGTTAATCGATATAATTCAAACCTTTGAAGCAAAGAACGATACAGAGGGTTTTCCAAACTACACAACACCTATTATTATGTATGGTTGCAGGTGGACAGGAACAGGTGTATCACAAGGAGTTGTGGTTTATGGCACTGAAATATACAGATGCCAAGCGGTTAATATTACACTTGGCGTTGGTCAAGTTGTTATTGGTACAATCACAACTACTTACTTAACGGCAACCAATGCCGACCCTGTTATATTCAGCGATAGTACAAGCAACAATGTTCACGAAATTAGACAAATCGTTTGGAGCGCAGGAACAACAGGAAGCGGTGATTTTGACCTTGATGATTGTTTAATGTGGGGGCGTTGGACAGATATTCCGTACAATTCAAGTTACTTATCGGCATCAAGCGGAACGTGGACATCATCAAACGCAGATTTCAATCTAAGATATAAATTCATGGGTAGAACTGTTTTTATTTATTTTAGTGTCGTAGGTTCATTGTCAGCAACGCCCGCAAATGTAACAATAGATATTCCTTTTAATTCCGTTTTTAAAGATACAGCATTTATATTAGGTGCTTTTACAGACAGTGCTGGAGACGGTGTAATAAGAATTGAAACAGTAGCAGGAACAAGCAATTTAAAATTATTTAAATCAACAGGGACATTCGCAACAGGTGCGGGCTTTCAAGTTATCGGCCAAATCACAGCCGAATTAGATAAATTCTAAAACCTATGCTTCCCATAATGCTCCGAGATTATCTCTTTGAGCAGATATGACTCTTTGGTTCCTGTACGTTCCACTTCATCAAAGAATTTCTTTTTTAATTCGCCTGTTAAGTGAGCGGTAACGCGTGCTTTGGCAGCTTGTTTCTTTGTGTTTATATCGCTTTTTGGATTAGCCATTGTTAGATATTAGTTACTAAACACGTCAAAATTAGTAACTTATTTGAATATTCCACTAAATATGTTACCACTTTTGCAATATGAAAATCACAAACATATCTAACGACACGGCAACGATGCTTATCTATAAGCATATTGGTGATTTAGACGATATGGGCATGGGCATCAACGGTGCTTGGATTGCAGAGGATATTCAATACTTGAATGATAACTATTCAGACCAAGTAAAATGCATCAATGTACGCATCAATTCAATTGGTGGCAGTGTTGCCGATGGACTTTCTATTGTTAGTGCAATACTAAATTCAAAGATACCTGTAAACACATACATTGATGGCATGGCTTATTCAATGGCGGGTGTGATTGCTATTTGTGGTCAAAAGAAATACATGGCCGATTACGGTACGTTTATGATGCACAACGCTAACGGTGGCAGTGATGAAGAAGTGTTGAGTTTAATCACCAACAGTTTAGCAAAGATATTCGAGCGCAATACCTACCTCACACTTGATAAGTGCAAAGATTTGATGGCTAAAGAAACATGGATGACTGCCGAGGAGTGTATGAGTTTAGGCATTGTTGATGAAATTATACAAACAAAGAAAATGAAGCCCGCAATGAACGCAACCGTGCGTGAATTGCATGCTATATACAATAAAGTAATAATCAAAACAGAAACCAAAATGAATAAATTAACTGATCTATTAAAGCTAACCAATGAAGCATCAGAAGAAGCTATCATTGAAGCAGTATCGGCTAAAGATGCAAAGATTGCTGAATTAGAAGCAAGCATTGAAGCGCAAACAACAGAGTTGAACGCATTGAAAGAAGCCGCAACCGAAGCCGAAAACGCTATCAAAGCGGAACTAATTGAAAACGCTGTGAAAGAGGGCAAGATTGATGCTGCAACCAAAGAAATTTACTTGACAAGCAACAAGTCAAATGCTGAGTTGAAAGACCTTATTGGTAAATTGAAACCTGCATACACTCCGATATTCGACAATGCAAAGAAACCCGAAGCGGTTGTTGGTCGTGAAAATTGGACATTCAATGATTGGTCCAAGAATGACCCGAAAGGACTATTGGAAATGAAAGAAAACGATGCAGTTGCTTTCAGTGCTTTAATCAGCAAGCTACCAAGCAACTTATCACCGAATTACAACCCTGCAACTGATAAACAATTCTAATCATGGAAGCAATTTGGAACGCAAACCCGAACATCAACACGCTATTCTGCTTTGAAGATGGCAACTGCTTTGTAAAACATGGTGATGCAGCAAGTCACGCAAAGACCACAGGCGCAACTTACAAGCAAGTGAGCAGACCGACAGAGGGTGAAGAACAAATCGAAACTAAACCAACTAAAAAATCAAATAAATAACAATGGCAACTATTAACAACCCATTTGGCGCAGCAGGCACGTTAACGATTGCTGCAACAGGCACTACTGCCGCAACCATCAGCAACAACGAAACCGTTGTATCTTCGTTAACAACACTTACAGGCAATGCCACACTTGACTTGACCATTTCAAGCGAGTTGAAAGCAGGCGCACAATTGCACATTAAAGTAAAAACCACCGCAACTGAAACATTTACATTCGGTACAGGCATTGATGCCCCAACCGTTACAGGTGTTGCAGGCAAAACATGGTGTCAATCTTTTTGGTTTGACGGAACTGTGTTTTTACCAAGCGGAGCAAAAATTCAAATTGATTAATAACTAAAAAACAACTAAAATAAAATGGCACTAATAAAAGAAATTTGGGTAAATGATGTTCAAGAAGCATTGAACAGAAATGCGGACTTTTTACCGTATTCAGTTGACCACTCCGCGTATATCGCATTCGGTATCGTTCACGTTCCGCAATCGGGAGCGAACCCCACAGTATTAAAAAACCCTGCAACGTTCCCGCTTACAATTAGCGAAAGAACCGATACAGACCGTACTTATTCACTTAATCAATTCGCTTTAGAGCCGACATTGATTACTAACTTGGATGAGTTACAAATCAGCTATGATAAGCGTCAATCTGTACTTGGTCAACAAATCAGCACACTTACACAAAGAATTGGTGATGAGGTTGCTATCAGTTGGTCAGCCACAGGTGCTGCTAACATCGTAGGCACTTCGGGTTCAACTGCTGCAACTGCTTTAGCACCGGGAGCAACAGGAACACGTAAGCAGGTAGCACTTGCCGACATCGCAGCATTGGCTTCTAAACTTGACAAGGACAATGTACCACGTGGTAACAGAAAGTTGTTAATGTCAACTGATATGTTTTGGGAGTTATTCCAAATCAGTGATGTTATCCGTGCTTCTTACAATGGCTTCCAAAATCAAGGCAATGTATTGCAAACAGGTACCGTTGCTCAATTGTATGGATTTGATATTATGATGCGCCCAGTGGTGTCTGTGTACGCAAACAGCACAACTTCACCAAAGGCATTCGGTGCTGCAACTGCAACCTCTGATAACTTGGCTTGCATCGCATTCCATTCAACAACTGTTGCACGTGCGCTTGGAAGCATGAACCCATTGTACGATAGTGGCTCAAACGGTAACGGTAAGCCAGAGTATTTAGGTTCAATCTTCAACATGGAAGTAATGTTAGGTTCTGCTATTTTAAGAGCCGATATGAAAGGTGTTGCTGCTCTTGTTCAAACTTGGGTATCTTAATAAAATCAATCGTTTAACTAAAAAGCCCTGCTCAACAAATGGGTGGGGCTTTTTTAATACCAAATAATAATGGCATTACCAAATATAAATTTTGTAAAATCAACAAGCGGTTTAGGCCGAGCATTACCCGGCACTGATTATGTGAGCGGGATGCTTCATTACTACGCTTCGGGTGCAACACTACCAACAGGGTTCACAGCAAACGACAGAGTAAAGAAGATTTTTTCCGTAGCCGATGCCGAGAATTTAGGCATCACAGGCGACCATTTGGGCGAAACCAAAGCCGTTGCAAAGGCGGTTATCGGTGGAACACCCGCAGCAGGCAACACCGTTGCAATTACTTACACAGGCATTTTAGGAATTGAAACTGTATTAGCAACTTATACATTAACAACTGCCGATGCAGTAAGTGCGACAACCGCAGCAACAGCATTAAGGGCGGCAATCAATGCAGGAACACAAACACATGGTTTCATTGCATCGGGTTCAACTACCGATTTATTAATTGCAACCAAAGCAGGTGAGGGTATTTTCCCAAACAGTGGCACTCCATACGCATCAACTGTAACAGGTGGTGGTGTTACAACTACATGGACACAACCAACAGGCAGCGGCTCAACCGTGTTAGGTATTGCATCATGGATTGACACGCTTTACTACCACATTAGCGAGTATTTTCGTATTCAGCCAAAAGGTGAGTTATACGTTGGTTTATACGTTGAGGAAGCTACTTATACTTTTACCGCAATAACATCAATGCAGAATTACGCAAGTGGTGCTATTAAGCAGATTTCAGTGTTTGAGAAAAACGTTGCATTTAGTACCGCTCAACTATCGGCATTACAAGCAATCGCAAACGCTAACGAAGCGGTGTATAAGCCGTTGCAAATCATGTTGAACGCTGAAATCAGCGCAACAGCAAGCGTGGCAACATTGGTTGACCTATCTACCTCAACCGCTCCAAATGTATCGGTATGTATTGCACAGGATGGCGCAAACAACGGATATTATATCTACAAAGCAACTGGCAAATCAGTTGGTGCTATCGGTGCAATGTTAGGTGCTGTTTCATTAGCAGTTGTTAGCGAGTCAATCGCATGGGTGAGCAAGTTTAACATGGCCTTGGGTGCAGAGTTAGACACGATTGCATTCAGCAACGGTGAAGTTTACACAGCACTTGCAGATAGTCAATTTGAAAGTTTAAACAACTATTCTTATGTGTTCTTGCGCAAGCTAACAGGCATCACGGGTTCTTATTGGAGCGATAGCAAAACAACTGTATCACCAACAAGCGACTATGCAACTATTGAAAACAACCGTGTTTACCAAAAAATTACACGTGTGGTTCGTGCCAATATGCTACCTGCTTTAAGTTCACCATTAAAAGTAAATGCAGATGGTACGTTGACCGCAGCCACAATAGGTTACTTTGAAACATTGGCGAATAACCCATTGGTACAGATGGAAGCCGATGGCGAGTTATCAGCGCATAAAGTTATCATCAATCCTGCGCAGGATGTACTTGCAACAAGCACATTGGAGTTAACATTGCAGAATGTACCATTGGGCGTTGCAAGAATTATTAAAATTAATGTTGGATTTGTAAAATCAGTATAAAACATGGCACAAAATGGACTTCCGTTAATTAACGGCAAAGCGTATGAGTTTGCAGACATTACTTGCATCATACTTGGAACACCAATCATAGGTGTTACCGCAATCGAATACGGTGAAGAAGATGCTACCGAAAATATCTATGCAACAGGGCGTTATCCTGTATCGCGTGGTTACGGTCAAATCACACCGAGCGCAAAGGTTACGATATTGATGAATGAGGTGATGAACATTGTATCGGCAGCACCAAATGGCCGAATACAAGACATTCCCGAATTTGACATCATTGTTACCTTTACAGATGTTAACTTGTTGCCAGTGGTTCATAAAATCCGCAATTGCAGATTTATGAAGAACATGATTGCTTCGGCAACAGGTGACACTTCAATACCAATGGAATTAGATTTAATTGTTTCACATATCGAATTTGTTTAGTAAATTTGCGCAAACCAAATCAATAAACAAATGACTAACATTGAAGAATTAAAATCAAAGTATCCGGGTGTTGAAATCTACACCTTAACCGTAAACAACAGGCAAGGCGCACCCATCACGGTTTATTTACGTGAAATGGACAGGATTGCTTATAAGACCGTGAGCGGTTTAATTGCGAAAGATGAATTGATGGGCGTGGAGTCGTTTTTAAGAACACTTTGCGTTGAGGGCGATGTTAACGCTATCATCAATGACTTTAAAGCGTTACGCAGCGCAGCAATGACAATCTTACCTATGTTGACATCGGAAGCAGGTGAATTAAAAAAAAATTAGACACCGCAAAAAAGTTATTGGAAACGGATGAGTTTGCGCGTCAAAATGCACTCATCCGTTTTTATTTGAAAGTCGACCCCGACACGTTAACGGATGATGAATGGGCATTGCGTTTTGAGGAAATTATGTTTGTATTAAAGTTTAATGGTACAATTCAAGAAAAGAAATGAGCAACAATTCAGTTGAATACATATTAAGTTTAAAGGATAAGTTTAGCAGTGGCATTAAGTCGGCAACTACTAACACTGAAAAGTTAAACAAATCGGTTAATGTAGCACAGAAATCATTAAGCAATTTAGGTGGTGCTTTAGGTATTGGTTTAGGTGCTGCGGGTGTTGTATCATTTGGCAAAGCAGTTGTTGATAGTTTAGTAAATTACGAATACTTTAGTACCTCGTTAAGAACATTGATGAAAGGCAATGCGCAAGCGGCAAAGGCCTTGGAAAATCAATTAGTAGAAACAGCCAAAACAACACCGTTTAGTTTAGTTGAGGTACAAGATGCCACAAAGCAATTGTTGGCTTATGGCTTTAGCGCGGGAAGTGTTGTTAAGAACATACGCATGCTGGGTGATGTGGCAAGTGCGTTAAAGATACCATTTGCCGATATTGCATATCTGTACGGAACGCTTAAAACACAAGGGCGAGCGTTCTCAAAAGATATTATGCAGTTTACAGGGCGTGGTATTCCTATCGTTAAAGAATTGGCTAAACAATTCAATGTTACCGATGGCGAGGTGATGAAACTTGTTGAAGATGGCAAGGTTGGATTTAAGGAAGTTGAGAAAGCGTTTCAATCAATGACCACAGAGGGCGGCATGTTCTTTAACATGATGGCAGAGCAAAGCAAAACAACAGGCGGTCAAATATCAATGCTTGGTGATAGTTGGGAGCAGTTAAAAGTAAACATTGGTAAAAGCCAAACAGGGATAATTGCGGGAACGGTATCGTTTGCAAACCGATTAGTTGGTTACCTTGCAAATAGTTTTAAGGTAGGTAATTCAATGGTTGAGAATTTTACAAAATACAATGCTCAACAATTTACATGGTACGAGTCATTTTTTGAGTCAAAATCTTATTCATTAGTAAAAAGTTTTCAAAAGTTTACTGATGCAATGTTTAGCGAAAAACCTGCGCAAACATATACACAAGCAGCAGAGCAATTGCGCCAATTGATTAAAATGTCGGAAGCAAATAAAGCTATGCTTTCGAGTGGTGCAATAGATTTAACTGATTTTATTAGAAGGCAAGCAGTGATTAAAGGCGGTTTTGAAGCCGTTAAAAATCAAATTCAATTGCTTAAAACACCTGTCACAACAACACAAACGGCAGCCAAAGGAATGGGTGCTGCAACAACTGAAACAGCCAAAGCCAAAGGCGGCACTTCGACATCCGTTGTTGAAAGTAGGGGAGTGCAAAACTTCAACATATCAATTCAAGAGTTTGGCAATATAGTGTTGAACACTACTAACATCAAAGAGGGTGCAACACAAATCAAAGAAACAATAACACAAGCGTTAATCGAAGCGGTTAATGACTTTTCTTTAATGGCAACAAAATGAGTTTAAAGTTTTACATACCATCACCCGCAGCAAAGACAAACTTTCGCACCTTATCAAAGGGATTCGGACTTCCATTGGTACAACGTGCGATAGTTGAAGCAAGGAATTTCAATATTAAAACAGACTCCCCCGATGCAACAAGTTTATTGGGCACACCTGTGTATGATACGCTATTCATTGAACGGCCTAATTATACTACATTTGAATTTAATGATTTTACAAACAAATACGTACAAACAGCAAGTGCGCTTGACTACAATAAACCCGCAGGTCAAGCAATAACGAATGATACACCCGATAGCACTATTGGCCTATTCCTTAACGGTGTTATTATTGATGCAACTATTGTAAAGAATATCATCAAAACAGAATTAATCGACCACGTTGGAACGGTTAAGGAGTATATCGGGCAAGGTGATATTGACTTAACTATACGTGGCTACGTGGCTACACAAAACCCCGATGAATATCCCGATGTTGAAGCGAGGTTGATTAAGGCATACGCATCGGCTCCGGTGGCATTGAATGTAACATCAAGATTTTTGAATGAGATTTTAGGGGTAAACAAAATAGTAGTTGATAGCTTAAACATGCAACAGCAACAAGGGATGCGTAATGTGCAATACTTTCAACTTAACTGTTCAAGTACAGTTGATTACACCATAGCCGAGAAGAAGAATGTTTAGGATAGTTTGCCGTATAATATTAGAACAGCAGGGCAATGGCCGCAATCAAACATTTATCTTTGATAAGGTCAACAAGGTAACGGTAACACGCTCATTTGATAAGCAAACACAAACGGCATCAATCACTTTACCGCGTAATGTGATATACAACAGCAAGAACATATACGAGGGCGCAAATGCATTGATGCGCAGGGGCGATAAGGTTACAATCATTGGCGCATATTATCCAAATGAAACCGTTATATTCACAGGTTACATTGCAAAGATTAACAACAACGTACCTATTGAATTATTGTGCGAAGATGAAATGTTTTTGTTGAAGCAGGCCATAGCACCGAACTTAACTTTTAAGTCGGTTAATTTGCGTACGTTTTTAGAGAAAATGCTTGAAAACACCTCAACACCATTTAAAGCCATCAATGCTGAATTAGGGCAATTTAGGTTACAAGGGGCAAGCATTGGTAAGATATTGCAAGTATTACGTGACCAATACGGTTTATATTCGTTCTTTGTCGATGGTGTGTTAAAGGTCGGTTTGCCCTTTTATAAAGATACAGCGCAATCGGCCGTGTTTCTGTTTGAGAAAATGATATACGATGGTATGGAGTTGACATACTTAAAAAAGGATGATGTTAAGGTCCAAGTCAAAGGTATATTGATTAAAAACAATGACCGTGAGGAGTTTACTTATGGTGATCCCACAGGTGATATTCGCACGGTGTTTCAATACGGTGGAACCAAGGCCGATTTGGATGTTAAGTGCAATTCGTTTTTAGAGCAGGCGAATTACACAGGTTATTATGGCAGTTTCAAAACGTTTTTAGAGCCGAAAATGATACCCGGTGATTATGCCATTGTTGACAGTTGGAAGTTCCCAGAGCGCAAAGGAACGTACCTCATCAAGTCAGTAACAACAGAGGTAAGTGTTGATGCAGGTGGCAAGCAGACAATAGAATTAGAACGTAGAATATTATGAGTAAGGAAGTAACGGACATAAGGCAAGCAATACAAGCGTTAAGCGGTATCACTGATTTAACTTATGAGGGTGTAGCGTGCAAGGTGAGCGACATTGATTTGGCTACGTTCACCTGCACATGCACCCCGATAAATGGTGATGCAGAGTTCTTTGATGTGCTACTCAATGCCGATGCTGACAAAGGATTTACTTTGATACCCAAAGATAATAGCGTTGTAATCGTGCAACAAACATCACAAGCAACGGCCTATGTTAGCATGGTGAGCAAGGTTGACCAGATATATTTGGCAGGCGATGCGAATGGGGGGTTGGTGAAAATTGATGATTTAAAGCTACAATATGATACAATGATAGCATCGTTTAAGGCCGCAATATCGGCAGGGTTTACGGCATTGAGTGGTTTAGATGGTGGTGCTTCCTTATCTGCATTTAATTCAGCAGCAGCAAGCGTAATAAATTTAAACAAAACAACATTAGAAAACACAAAAGTTAAACATGGCAACGGCTAAAGATTTCTTGCAAAACGATGATAACGATTTACTAATCGAAAACAATGATTTCGTTATCGGAAACAGTGATGAAGATCACATTGTTGACATTATCAATTCAGCGCAGGGCGATTGGAAAGAATACGTGCTTTGTGGTGTGAACATTGATAACTACCTCAACAGTAGTGGTGCGCAGTTGCAATTGAAGAAACAGATACTATCACAACTTGCGCAGGATGGTTATTCATCAATAACGGTTAACTTCAGCGACAATAATTCAAATAACTTTGAGGTAGATGCAATACGTAGTTAAACAAGGTCAAGTGATTTACGATGTTGCCGTTCAACTTTACGGTGATGCTCAATATTCGGTTAAGCTATGTACGGATAACAACATAACGATAACGGACTCAATTGAGGGCCTTACATTGACTTATGATGAGTTTATTAAGAAGAACATCATAGCCGCAGCGATAAAGCAACAGAACACACCACAGCAACCAGATAACAGCTATTACATTAAACAAACGCAATCTGTTTATGATTTAGCTTTACAATTCGGTTACGGTATTGATGAAGTTGCCAATTTTTGTCAACTCACAGGTTTAGATATTACTTCCGATAGCGTTGGCGGACAAATAATTCAAGTTACTAAATTGCCTAATAATTTACCTCTTAATAGTATATTTGCCACACAGTTTTTTGAAGAACAAGTGGTGGGTTACATACTTATGGAAGATGGTTTTTACTTGTTGCAAGAAAATGATTACAAAATACTACTATAATGGCTGATAAGAAAATAAGTGGCTTAACATCCGCAGGTGCGTTATCGGGAACTGAACCTGTACCAATTGTGCAAGGTGGTGTAACGGTTAAAACAACCGTTCAAGACATTGCAAATCTTGCCACCCCCGACTTACAACAAGTGTTAGATGCGGGGAGTGTAGCGACAGGCGAAATTAGGATTGATGATGGGGGAGGTGATGAAGTGCATGTTGCTGCAAGTTACGTGCGTATTATAAACCCATTAGGCGGTTCAGCTACTATCGCTTCACCAACATTAGACGAACAAGTTGCCTTTGAACTACCCGACAAGACAACAGGCACAGAAACCTTTGCAATGTTGAGTGATTTGACAGGTTTAGGCGGCATCACAAAATCAACCGCAGCGGGAACGGACACGTACACAACCACAATAGCAGGTGTTACAGGTTATGTTGATGGCGATACTTATTTAATAAGATTTACCAACGGAAACACAACAGGCGCAACGCTGGATATTAATACACTTGGCGCAAAAACACTATACAGAAATAACGATGGCGCAATAATAGGCGGTGACATTTGGGCGGGTGCTGAAATGCTTTGCGTATTTAACTCGTTTTTAAACGGATTTCAATGTATCGGTACAAGTCCTAATAGCTTGTTTGCGTACATTACAAATGATGATAGCGTAACGATAACAAAGGGGCAAGTGGTGTATGCGTTTGGCGGTACAGGTGATAGAATGACCGTGAAGTTAGCAAACAACCAAAGTGATTTAACATCTGCTCGAACGGTTGGTGTAGTATTCTCGGCAAGCATTGCGGCTAATCAAAAGGGCATTA